GTTTACCACCTCCGATAGGGCACTTAAGGGGGCCCTGAGTTCGCGTCGGAGTGTGGTGGCAGTAATAACGACACAGACTTTGCCATTATCTGTGAAGCCGCCCCTTTCGGGGTCGGTGCCTGTTAAGGTTCGCTGACCCACACGCTGGTGGGCATTAGCCCGCTTCGCGTATTAGCAGTTTAACGTCAAGCCGTACCAGTTACTTAGGACGATACAGCCCCTAAGTAAGTGTCGGCAAATACACCATAGGTGTATAGGACTTACATAGGGGCAACTGGTACGTGGTCTTCCCGACATGTGGCGGGTCGTCATCGATCACTGTGATGCAACCAGTATCATCATCGGCGCTTGGTCTTGCCCTTGCGCTTAGACGACACGGGTTGAGTCCGTACTCGCTTGACAGCCTTGGTGGTTGATGCACTTCTGGGTCGGGACGGCTTTTCACCGTCCCGCCCTCGAAACGTCTCAACTATGTCGCGCACTACTGGGACAGCAGCACTAACAGCACTGGCGATCTTAGGTACAACACGCATCGCAACGGGTAAAGCGTTACGAATCGCATTGAGGATCATCGGTGCAACTAATGCTAAACTGTTGTAGCGTGCTGGCAGAGCATCGGGCATAGCAGCGGCAATTTGAGAATAAGCCTCAAGGAGCCTCAGATTCGCCATGGCCGGCCGCCTCACCATGGATGACAGTGGTGAGTTAGGTATCACAGTATGCTGCAGCGCACTATGGAGGGTGAGCTGCAGTGTCGCATCTGGCGACAAACCGCGAAAGAAAGCGACGGTGGTGTCAGTATCAGACCGACCGATAAGGCCAGCAGATAAAGCGCCACTCTGATTACGTGGGATAGACCACCAGGGGAAAGAATAGGGGTTGGGGGAAAAATTGGTGGTGGTGAAACAAGGTCTGTAGGTGATGAAGGGCCACGGAGCACCCTCGGTGGCGCCGTCAGGGCACGGGTCGAAGAACCCGATGCCCAGCCCAGCGTTCGCTCCCGACACTGAGAGGATCGGTTTACCGCGGATGTCACAACCGGTGTTGTCTGACACCTCAGAGGGGTTAACAGTGTTGACCGCAAAGAAACCGTCACGTGCGGGTCCGGTGTGAACCGAAGGACACTGTCGGGCGAGGACCTCTTCATCATACGGGAGAATGTAATTGCTGGCAGACCAAAAGACAGATGTGCTTGCTGCTGGGAACCCCACAGAGGTGTTATCCCACGACACGGCATTGGATGGTACCCCGTTACCAGGGATCTTGCCAACTGTCAATGAGCCTCCATTGTTGAGAGCACTGGCGGTCATATGGACAGTGAGTGATTTGGCGATGTTGCGCGTGCTCATGGGTCTGACGGTCGGCCATACAGTTAGGTTGTTTTGGGTGGCGAAACTGTTGGTACGACACACTGTGGCGATGGTATCGGTTGGGTAAGTCGAAGCAACAAACACATTGGTGGGATCACCGGGGTTGGCAGTGGTGCGGCCGAAGTCCACAGGGGATATTCCGGTCACAGCGAAAGCTGGAAAGGCCTCGTTGGAGGGCACAACAATCATGGTATCCCAAGTTTGGGAAACCGTGATAGAAGGGGGGGCGGATTGGATAAGGACGGACCGGTTGTCATTGACCACGCTTGGTACAGCAGTCAACCTGGGCATCAGAGGACTACCCGCACTCGGCGGGTAAAGTGCCTTGACAGCCCAGGCGGCACTAGCCTCGTCAAACCCGCGGGCCTTAAGGGCCTGCACGGCTGTTTGGAGTGCAGCATGCTGATCAACCGGGGGGGCGTAAGATTCGGACATGGGAGGAACTTGTAGCGATAACACCACTGGACAATACACTAGGTTTGCCAGGCCGCTCGAGGCGCGCTAGGTGTTACCACCACGCTGTTGTGGCGTTCACGGTGGCTCCGTGGTTGGGCGGATCCGCTGCGGTCGGTCGCACGGGTCAAGGGCATCCGCCTCGACGATCATCCGCCCGACGGTGTGTCCAACAGCCATCGGTGTGTTGCGAGGGAGTGTCTGGAAAAAGATGGCCAGAGCCCGCAGACCCTCTTCCGGGATATCATACCTCTCTGCAAAGCCCGCGTAGGCTTCATCGTCCAGTATGACGTCGTCCTCAACCACACCTGGTGCGGGCTTGTAACCCATCTCCCTCTCAAGTTCGGCCAGAGCCCCGGCATCAACAGGACCCGTGTCATCTCCGCAGCACCTGACCCACTCGCGGTAGATCGGCACCTTGCCTACCACACTCAACATGCACTTCCGGACGCCGTTGGCATACTTCGCACGGTTTTTCGGGGCGATGTCTTTCGTCGTCCACCAGAGCTTGGACAACTGTTTCCCCAACAACGGCAGGAAGAAAATCTTCCCCCCAAACCGGTAAAATCCCGCGCTGCAGAAAGTCGTCTGCGTGACGTCCCAGAACGCGCCCCATTTCGGCTTGATACCGAAATCGGTCAGTCGCTTGGCGAAATCACGCGCGAACTGGGTCACCTGATTGCAATCGAACACTGCGTCCCCGTTGGTGCGCCCCGTTACGGCTGTCAGCATGTCATCCCCGGCAACAAGGATGCGCCCCCGCAAACCCGCCGCAACCATGGCCTTAGCCGTGGCGATGCCGTTGATCAGTGAATTGCCACTAGTGGTGTCATTGTAGCCTGACCTCACGGTGCCACTGAGTTCGTACTCAAGCTTCTGGTCACGGCCATAGACACTCACGGGAGTCTTGACATACAGCTCAGCGAAATCCGCGAGGCGGCGGTCGACCCGGCGCATGTGCAAGTGCTTGTACTGGATCATCCCGCTGTTCACAAAAGCGTCCCATGTCGACCCGTCCGACTCAAGCCACCATGCGGCGCCGGCTTCCTCGGCCATGTCGCAATCTCGC